CTATGATATCTACTTGATCAAACACCGGAGTGTACCATAGTTGTCCGTCTTGTGGTTCGGCCAAAGGTGCAGTAGCAGATGCAGCAAAATCTTCTGCAGCCAATGGAATCCAATTTGTTGCAAGGAAAGTTTCTGCAGCACCAGAGCCTGGTGTGTACATATTCTGTGTACCAGTGCCTGTGTCGATGTTATAGGCAGTGAATATATCACTTATTGGTGCGCCTGTGCCATCTGTAAAACGTATGTCACCACCTTCTTTATGAATGATTTGTACCGCATTGTCTGCAGTCACAGAAGCTTCAACAGTGGTGCTGCCTACAGCATTTATTGCTGTGGCCATTAGTTCTGCATCGCCTACTGTGCCTAGAGCAGTAAAGCTCACTGAGCTGGCAGTATCCAATGTTAAATTACCTTTGCTGGATGCCTTGAATGTGAATGTGTTTGATCCTACACTAAATGTGCCAGAAATTATAGGATTGGATGTTACCACGGTATTGCCTGTGGTTGCTCTTTTGAAAATTCTAAATGACGCAGTTTCTGGTGACGTGTCATAGTTGCTGTTTTCATCGCTGTTGCTTTGAACAAATAAATTATCTGTTGCAATGCCTTGTCCACCACCACTGCGATCTAGATAATACAAGGCAGCGTGTGTGCTTGAGTAGACAGGAGCAGAATAGGTCACCCAAGTCTTAGTAGCTGAATTCCATTGTTTGACAATGTATCTTGCTCCAAAGTTGGGTTCAGTGGTTTTGATCCACACAGAACCTGTTGGACGTGGTTTAGTGTTTGTTGACTTCCACTCTGGTACACTAGTGTGCGGTGTCTGTTGTATTGCTGGTCCGTAAAATGTACCAGTAGTAAGACCTAACTGTGCCAGTGCTGAGCCCGCTGCGGTACTACCGGCAATAGTGATAGAGTTTGCTAGAGCAGAGTCACCATCTGTTTCAGTGGCTCCGTCTGTGTACAAATACAATCGGCTGTTCAATGCCACTGCTCGTACACCAGTAACTAGGCCACCGAGGCCACCGTTGAAATAAGTTAAAAAGCCTGCTAGTGTAGGGGTGCCTGGCGTTGTAATAGTTGTGCCGTTGATAGAAAAAGTTTGGCTAGGAGTGACTGTGGTCACTGTGCTGGCGCCCGACACTGTGGGATGACTTCCTGCCCAATCTTGGCTACCAACTTCGACCCAATGATCGCCACCTAGCAGAGCTTGGTTGCGTTTGTAGTAAATTTTAATTGCTTCTTTGGCAAGGCTGAATCCTGCCTCACCTGTGTCACCTATGGTCTGTGCCACTACAGCATAGTCTCCAACAGCGCCCACAGAATCTTTTGGAGCATTAGTGCCTGAATTTATTTTTGCACTGTCATCATCGGTAAGTACTAGAGGAATTTTCAATGCAAACTTTTGACCACCTGTAGTCGATGCAGCGGCTGAATTCCATTCTTGAATACCGTATGATGTTGCTCTAGTATCAAACCACCACTGTCCGTCAGCTGGTTCTGCTCCAGGAGCAGAAGTTTGGCCTTGCAGTTCATCTAAGTCGACGTCTGCACGTACAATAAATGCTGAATTACTGACGCCTAAAAAGCTGTATGCTGCTAATAGTCCGTATTCGTTTCTTTCGCTGCCGTGTATAGGGCTTGACGAAGCCGTCTTTTCAAAGAACGGCACACCATATGTGTCGACCAATTCTCGTTGGCTGGTAATTTTAAATACCTTGCCAGCATTTGCCTGCGTGGTACCAGCAGCAGTGCCCGTGCCTGCTGCATTAGATTTACTTTCTGCGGTAGCTATAACGATAAGAGGAGTCGTACCAGGTTCTGCTGGTGTATAAAAACTCTCGTCGATTACCGTAACTTGTACGCCTGGTGATTGTAGTGCCATCCCATTTTCTCCTGGTAATAGTTGCTCATATTATTTAGCGGTATCCGCTAAAATTGGCCTGTTATACTAGATGAAAAAGGGGCTGAAAAGGTGTAAATATGTTTATGAGACCGCTTTGTAGATGCGGGCAAAGACCCCGTGCTGTTAACTATAAAAAGAACAACAAGATCTATTATAGATCATTGTGCGAAATCTGCATGGCTCACGGAGTTAATCATGGAATACCCCGCTGGTTTAGAGCAGGGTATAGAATAAAAAACCAATGCGACAAGTGCGGATTTAAATCAATACACCCGGAAGTTTTTAGAGTATTTCACGTTGACGGTGATTTAGACAATTGTCGTCACAGCAATCTAAAAACAGTATGCGCTAATTGCGTAAGCGTATTAAGCAAGGACGGTATTATCTGGCGGCAGGGAGATCTTGTCGCCGATTACTAGGCTTTCTGATCTATTGTATAGTTCGTCTATCGATCCGTTGTTGTCAAGAACAGCGTCAAATTCACAACCGATCCACGCCCACTCACTAGCATGAATTTTTTTCATCTTCATGCTGTTTAATCCTACATTGCTACCACTGTTAGCCAACACAGCATCATCATACCATTCTGGTAGATCACCACGTTGTACCCAATAGATCTTGCCGCCTGCATTTTTTATGGCCTGTATTTCGTTAGGGAAGCGGCAATCTGAAATAACCACATGGTCTCGTGAATTTCGAATTTTATTTTCTAGGGAGGCAATCCAGATATCGTCATGAAAGGCTTTGCGGCAAACTTCAGTACCCCAGTATTGTAATACCCAGCGTGGAGTTAGCGTTGGCATATCTAAACGTTCTGCCCACCACGGGTCTACTTGTTCACGCCACTCTCGAGCCTGTTTAGTACGACCTTCTAGCATGGTACGATCCCACCCGAACACTGCGGCAACAGCATCTTTAAGTGTGCTGGCAAATGATTCTCGTCTAAATTCGTGGAAGTTGACTAGATAGTCAGCCACTGTGTCCTTGCCTGAACCGATAAACCCGCAAATTCCAATAATCATAATTGTCTCCTATAAGCAATTATACTATAGAATTAGCACAAGGTCAAGACATTAGCCTATGATAAATGTGTACCCAGATCCGCCAGATACTAGAGTTTCTAGTTCTTTGGTTAGTCTTTCTAGATCAGCAGTGGCTTCTGATTTCATTGCTGCACCGTTAAGGCTTGATCCACCTCCAGGTCCTGCAATTTGAGCAAACTTTTCACGTGCCTGACCTAGCATCATTTTACAGTTAGCTAATGTGTAATCTTTGATCCACTGTCCTGCATAAGTATCGTCAATGATAGCAAAATCTGGTTTGGTATTATACACCTGAATCATAATTTCTTCAAATCCACGAGGACGTTGTAGAATAGTTAACTTGCGACTTTGTGGATGCCAATTAAAATTAATAAACGATCCGAACATTTTACCTACTAGTTCTTGATACTGACTAAACAATTCATAGGTTAGCAAGCCACCCATGTTAGTAGAACTTAACAAATAGGTGTTTGTGTAAGCCAAGTTAAACGGTTCAAATACTGTACCGCCTGATCCGTTGCCGGTGCGTGATCCAATGCTCCGGCGAAAGATTTGTCGAACCTGTTGCACTTCTTTGGGTAGAATATAGTCATTTTGATTTTCTTGTAATGTCAAAAACATATAACTTTCTTCTACAGCATTATCTGAACGTTGGCGGAAAACGCCCAAACTGCGACTTAGGGCAGTTTCATAATGTATAGGGTCTAGTTCTACATCGATCATGCCGTCGCCCAGCATAGCTTTGCAGTAGTCGTAAACACCTTGTTTGGATTGATCAATTTGGCTCATACTGTTATTTATAAATATATGACTATGCCAAGACTCTCACTATATCGGCCCGAAAAAGGCAACGATTATAAATTCATTGATAAAACTGCCTGGGAAATGTTTCAAGTGGGCGGCACCGACGTGCTGGTTCACAAGTACATCGGCCCTGGAAGCAGTACAGAAACCACAGATACTACACCTAATTATGTAGGCAACAGTGTCAGTAACATACAGGATCTGTTATTTTTAGAAAATAGAGATCGTAAATACGACACTGACATTTATCAATTGCGAGGGGTATATAGTCTGCAGGACATAGATTTCAACCTCAGTCAATTTGGTTTATTCCTACAAAATGACACAATTTTTATTACATTTCATATCAATGACACTGTGGAGAAACTAGGTAGAAAAATAATATCCGGCGATGTTATAGAACTTCCGCATCTCAAAGACGAGTATGCGCTGAATGATTTTCAATTTGCCTTGAAGCGTTTCTTTGTGGTAGAAGAAGTTAACCGAGCAGCCGAAGGATTTTCTGTGACTTGGTACCCGCATTTATATCGTGCCAAGTGCAAGCCGTTGGTAGACAGTCAAGAATTCAAAGAAATTCTAGATGGAGCAGCTGGAGAAGGTAGCGATCAATCACTGCGTGATATCATGAGCACCTATGAAAAGGAAATGCAGATCACTCAGGCAGTGCTGAATCAAGCAGAATCTGATGCGCCCAAGAGTGGCTACGATACGACTCGCCATTACATGATTCAGAAAGATTCAGACGGTAAGGTAGAATTAGTTGATGCATCTTTGACCACGTCATTGGCCAGTTTCCAAACACAGGCCACCGATGCCGAAGGCAATCCGTTGTTCGACCAAAATAACGTTCCAATATATGTTGGCAACACAGCCAGCACCATATATCAAAGTCCGGAATATGATGGCCCAGGAACTGGCGACGGAGATGGTGTACCTCCCAACGGCGCTCCATTTTCAGCTGGCATTAGTTTTCCTCTGCAGCCAAGCGTCGGTCAATTTTGTCTACGCAACGATTTTTTACCCAAGCGTCTATTTCGATACAACGGCACACGTTGGGTAAAAGTAGAAGATGTCACTAGAATGACCATGAGCAACATGGGCGCCGAAGATGTGGCAGCGGGTGGGTCTCCTAATGATGTGTTCCTTGACAAGGATGTGCGACTCACACACAAAACCAGTTTTATCAATAACAATGCAGAGGCTGTGTTGAACGGTAAAACAATCAAAGAAAAACAAAGCCTCAGCAAGGCTCTTAGACCCAAGGCGGACGAGTAATGGACTATTTTTATGACGGGCAGATAAGACGATATGTCACACAGTTCATGCGTGTGTTCATAGGATTTAAATACAAGGCTGGTGACGACACTCTGCGCCATGTGCCTGTGATGTATGGCGATCTTACTAGACAAGTGGCCAGTATAATTAAAGACAACAGCGAAAACAAGATGTCCACAGTGCCAAAAATTGCCTGTTATATTTCAGGACTTGAGTTAGACACTTCTAGGCTGGCTGATGCTAGTTTTGTCAGCAAGCTCAACATCAGTGAACGTGCCTATGACAGTGTTGACGGTGAAATTAACTATAAAAATTATCAAGGAGCAGGGTACACAGTGGAAAGACTCATGCCTACTCCTTTCAAACTGTCAATGAAAGCGGATATA